TTTCATAACAACGTATTTATCGCAAGTTAACTTGCTTTCTTTTTCTTGCGTTTGCTAGTGGTTTTGGCAAGCACTTTTGCACTGCGTCTTTCTGGAGGAAGTTCTGCTTGTTGTTTTGGAATTCCTGCTTCAATTTTTCCTTGATCAGGATCTATAACCAATGGTGCACGATCTTTGAGTTCGGCATGCAAGGCTTTGTAAGTAGCATCTTGACCAACATGATCGTATGTGTAGGTACCAGTATGTTTCAGTAACACACGTTTGTCAATCCAAACTTGTCCACCTAGATCTCTCCAGTTTTCACAAAAGGTCCAATCTTCTGAATAGTAACGACCTTCTCTAACATCTGTGTCAAAGAATGTACGCATGTCTTTGTTAAGTGCAGGGTCTAATCCTATGTCATTGGTAAAAGGAATAGTTGCAGGATGATCAACTAATTTTGCAAACACATGTCTTTTGATCAACATAAAACCTGTACCAGTTTTGCTAACTTCTTGTAGCCTACCTAAATCTTCAGTAGCACCACCTTCAATGCCGTTCACGCACCATTTAACTGGCAAACCTTTTAGAGGATACATACCACCAATCACATCTTTGTCATGATGTAATAGCAGTAACAGATGCCACGGTTCCCAACCGATATCGCTATCAATAAACATTAGGTGTGTGCTTTCTGGATTGCTTAAAAACTTTGCAACCATGGTATTTCTTGCACGTGATATTAAACTTTCGTTTGTGAGTGTTTCTACAGTATAGTCAATGCCTAACTGTCTAGCAGTATTTGACCAACGTATAAAACTCATAAAAGTTGATTCTGTTAACATACCTCCATAACAAGGCATACATATATGTACTTTTGTTTTTTTAAGTTTTTCAATATCAACCTGTACTTTGTTTGGATCAGCAACATCCACTTGTGTGTTTTCTGTAACAATTTCGTCAGTGGTTTTCATTTCCTCAGCCATTGGTCCCTCATAGGTAATAGTTATATAGGTATTTAATGATTTAGTGCTAGTGGTGGTAATTTATTTGATATCGTTGCTGAGTTCATCTTCTGGCAAGTAATCTTCATTGCTTATGTCAATTTCAACTTCTTTTTTAATTGGACGGTTACCACGTTTGTTTTTAAAACTTTGATATTGTCTAAGTGCTGATACCAGTGATTCCATAGCACCTGATTTGTAAATTACATATTCAAGGTTATCATAGTTCTCATCTTCCAGCATGTCTGAAAGTGTACGCAATTTGTCCGCCAGGTTGCTTTTAATTGATTGTTCACTGTGTGATCCCATACCACCTGCTGGTAGTATGCTTACTTCATTGTCTTTTTGTATTATACGTGTTTCTTTTACTTTATGCTCTGAATCTTTCATTAGTTCACCGTCAGGCATTACATGATAGCCTTTTGGAATTGGCTTACACTTTTGACTCTGTCTACAGTAGTATTCTCCCAGACCGCACTTTTTATCTTCTTCAATTGATCCCATTGGTATTGAAACTGGTTGTTTGTTGCCTAGCACAGTGTTGAATATTTCAATAGCCTTGTTGATCATTGGCTTTGAATTCATTGGGTATAGATTAACAATGAGATCTTCTTTTTCATCGTCGCTCATGGTTGGCCATTTGCCACGTATTTCAGTAGCACTGGTCATGCCTGGTCCAAACTGCACTGTAGGTAAGTAGGTCATGAACCCATGTTGTTTCATGTTTTCTGGCTTGTTTCGTTTTAATGGTTGTAAGTAACTTGCACTACCGTCTTTTTTAAAGCCACCTGGTAAGGGTGCCACACCACTGTCCTTGTCACTACGTATGAATATTAATTGCGTTGTTTCTGGATCATACAAATCTGTGATCTCTCGTGGCTGGAAAGGTGATTTAACTTGCACAAATCTATGTGCAGGAATACCTGCTATCCCAGCAAGTGTTTTCTTTAGTTTGAACGGAAATGGTCTTGAGCTTTTGTCATCTGTGGCGGCAATAAACACATCAGCCTTAGGAAACTGTGCAACAGCCGCATCATACAATGCCTTATGTCCTGCATGGAACGGATGAAATCCTCCTGGTATAATAACTAATTTTTTTAATGCCATCTTTTTTCCTAGTAGCTCATTGTTATTGGGCCAATTTCGCCATCAGTAAAATCAGTTACAACTGCTCTAACCCATGTAAATTTTCCATATAGAGTAATGCTTTGGTCAGTTGTAATTAAACTAGAACCATCTGCACTATCATTTGGAAAAGTATATGCATCAAACCAATCTGTGGCTTGTGCGTATGGAATCTCGCCTGTTGGATCAGATGTCTTTGGATCAGTATCAAGGCTGGCTTGAACTATAACTGTTCCAGGAAAGTCATTGCATTGAAATCTAATCTGTTGACTGTTGCCTTGTCCGCCATAGTAGCCTACACCTTTTTGTCTAGTTCCTAAAATGGTTGCAGGTGTGCCTAGCTCATGTGTGGTTTGTGCTATAAGTTCAAGGCTGCTAGATTTCATTTTTACTCTGCTTTTAATACTTCTACTAGAACAGGCCCAGGAGCACCTTCACTGGCAAGTTGTGTAATTACTTGCTCTAGTTGTGAAATTACATCTTGACTTAGTAATTCTCTACTAGGAGAATCGTCTTTAACCAGTTCGCTTACTGTGATTGCTATTGATGTTGAATTTATCTTTGCCATGCTGTTATTTATCCATTCCTATTCTTGTGTTTCATTGACAGTTACAATACCATTTGTGTCTATGTAAGCATCACTGGGTGAGCCTTTAGGTTTAACATCAAGTGTTATTCTTGGACGTTTGCCTTTGAACCATACATCAGCAGTTACATGAACATTTTCCAGTTTTTCAAAAAGTATCTTTTTACTTAACGGCACTTTGATAATTTCGTCAATCTTTCTGCCCAATGGTCTTGCACCCATTTTAGGATCATATCCAACGTCAACAAGATATTCTACCATTGCTTCTGTTACAATAATATTAATATTTTTTTGTTTTAGGTTTGCTCTGAGTTCGTTGATAAACTTTGCAACAATTTTTTTGATTGCAAATGGTTCTAGTGTTTTGAACTTGACTATCAGATCTAATCTGTTGCGTAGTTCTGGCTTGAAAAAATCTTTTACTGCTTTGTCTTCACTGCCAGTACGTACAAGTTCTTGACCAAATCCAATATTGTTGTTTTCGTTGTCTCTAGCACCAAGATTTGATGTTAGTATAATAATACAGTTTTTTACATCAACAGTTTTGCCATTTGATCCTGTGATCTTACCTTCGTCCATCATTTGTAGAAATATGTTTGCTACATCTGGATGGGCTTTTTCAATTTCATCAAACAGCAGGACACTGTAGGGATTTTTACTAACATCTGAAATTAGTTTACCACCGCTGAGTGTGCTATCATCATAGCCGACAAAACCTGGAGGTGCGCCAAGCAAGCTGCTAACTGTGTGTTTGTCTTGATATTCGCTCATGTCATAACGCAACAGATGCATTTCTAAATTGTTGCTCAACAGTTTAGCAAATTCAGTTTTACCTGTACCAGTAGGACCAAGAAATAAAAATGCTCCCATTGGACGATTTGGCGTGCTTATACCTGCATAGTTTACATAGAGCCTTTCTAGCACTTCGTCTACTACATGATCTTGTCCAAAAAGTTTTTCTTTGATGTTGTTATCTAGATTTTGTACTTTTTCACTAGCATCGCTCGCCACTTTTGTTTCTGGAATGTTTGCAATTCTTGAAACCTGTTTGTCAATTAAATCTTCTGTAATTACCAAACCTTCTTGATCTTTAACACGTTCAGTTGCACATGCTCCATCTACTAGGTCTATGCTCTTGTCTGGATTTTTTTTGTCGTGCATGTATCTAGTTGCTAATTCAACTGCTTTTTCAATGGCGCCTTTGTCTATTGCGACATTGTGAAACTTTTCTAATCTAGGACGCAATCCTTCTAATATCTTTACGGTGGTTTCTTTGTCAGGTTCATCTATGCTGACTTTGTAAAAGCGCCTCATCAATGCACGATCTTTTTCAAAACTCTCGTAAAATTCTTCCCAGGTTGTACTTGCAATAACTTTGAGATTGCCTTTGGTAATTGCAGGTTTGATCATGTTGGAAAAATCCAAACTGCTTCCACCTGTTGAACCAGCACCTTTCATGGTATGTGCTTCGTCTATAAAAAGTATACAGTTCTTTTTTGATTCTAAAGCTGAAATAATATCTTTGAGTTTTTCTTCAAATTCGCCACGGTACTTAGAGCCAGCAAGTAGACTGCCTATTTCCAAACCCCACACCTCAAAGTTTTTAAGGAACTTTGGTATTTTATTGTCTTTTATTCTAGTTGCCAAGCCTTCTGCAATAGCAGTTTTTCCAACACCTGGATCTCCTACCATTAATACATTACTTTTAAAACGTTTAGCTAATACTGTAACTATTTCTTCGAGTTCTGTTTCTCGACCAATAACTGGTTCAAGTTTATCGTCTTTGGCAAGTTTGCTCACATTTATGCAGTGCTCTTCGAGTATTTCATTTGCGGTTGAGATGTCAATTCCGTCTTTGGATTTACCATTATATGTTTGTTGCCAGTGCATTACAAATTCTTGTTTGACAAGTCCATGTTTCAGCATATAGTAGGCCGCATGACTGTTGGTTTCAGCCATGATTGCTAACCACAGATCAATGGTTTCCATACTTCGTCTACCACCAAACATAACCTGTGTTAATGCTCTGTTGAAAACTCTTTCAAGTGCATTTGTCTTTTTTGGGTCTCCTTTAACTGGATTGCTGACCAGCATGGTTTGTGAATCAATATATAATTGTAAATCTGACACAATAGCATCAGAACTGGAACCAAAAGACTCAATGCATCTTTTGAATTTTGGATACTGCACCATTGCTAATGTAAGGTGTTCGATTGTCACATAATCGTGTTTCTTGTCTTTCGCAAGTTTATGAGCAGTTGCAAGTATTTGTTCTATTTCAGGACTGTGTTGCATAATTCTCCTTTGTGTTTATATTTATTGACTGTGTTTCTTGATAGCACGAATTATTTCATCAGGAATCGATACAGGAATCTTTGTGTTTATTTTTACAAATATATCTCCAGGATTGTGACCAATTCTCTTTACACCACAGGATGCAAGACGCATGACACTACCTGGATTGGTTCTAGGTGGGATATTTAAGTTAAAACTGCGTCCTATAATATCTGTAATTTTGATATTGCCTCCAACTACAAGTGTCCACAGGTTTACGTCTTGTTCACTATGCATATCGTTGCCATGACGTTGCCAACGTGGATGTGGCTTCAAACGATAGTGTATAACCAAATCTAAACCACCTGGTCCAAGTTTTGGATAACGTATGTTTTCGCCATCAACAACTCCTGGAGGAACATCTACTTCGATGGTATTTTGTCCAGTCTGCATTTGTAGTGCAAGAGTTCTTTTTCCACCTTTCACTGCATCTTCTAAATCAATTGCCATTGTTATTCTTGCATCTCTTGGACGCGGTGGTCGATTAGGATGCATACGTTGTCCAAAAATATTGAATATAGTATCAAAGTCAAAGGGTTGACCTTGTGTTTGAGAAAATCCAAATCCTTGTTTTTGTGGATCAGAGCTACCAGTTTGATCATAGTATGCACGTTTATTAGGGTCTTTGAGTATATCATACGCATTGCTTATTTCTGCAAATTTGCTGGCATCTCCTCCTCGGTCAGGATGATGCTCTTTGGCTTTTTCTTTATAAGCTCGCTTGATTGTATCAGCAGTTGCACCTTTTGCAACGCCCAATATGGTATAAGGATTCATAGTATATTGTATTACTATTCTTTGCTTTTGTCAAGCTCTTTGGTCATTGCTTTTTCGTAGTAAACAATAACCTCATTTTGTTGATTTATGAAACGTCTTAGTTCACTGATATTAAGTGCTAGATTTTCGTATGTATCAATGCTCATTGCAACAAATGCTAATTCACCATTTTGCTCTGTGAACTCAGCAATAAACGCTTCTAGATTGTTTTTGTTAACAACATATACTTGTGTGTCAGTAAGATTAATCGGCTTTGGTCTTGCCACTATCGGTACTGTCACTTTTTGTACTTTTGTCACCACCTTGACTTCCGGTTCCGGCATTATTCGGCTGCAACCAGAAAGGAAGATCACTAGTACTGCCAGTGTTGTTGCCAGTTTCCGCCATGAGCTCACGCCATAGTTTAGCTGTTGCACCATTCATACGTCCTTCTAAATTTTCTGCATTAGAGATAGCATCTGCTAGTAGATCAAGTTTTCTTAATCTATTTCTTAGATTGTCTCCATATGCTTCTGCTTTTTGTAATTTTTCCTGTAAATTTTTACTAAGCTCTGCATTCTTTGCAGCTTCATCCTTTAGTAAGTTTACACTTTTTTCGCTTTGTTCAATTGCTACTTCTAGTTTAGCATTGTTTTCTGATAGAGTTTGTATTTTTTGTTGTGTGCTTGTGTAGTAAGACTTGGCGGCATAACCTACACCACCCAGTAATGCTACTACAACAACAAGAGCATAGACTTTAACCATCTATCTCAACTGCTCGCATTCTTGCGACTAACCTATCTGCACGTTTGGTTACTTGTCTATACCAATTTGAATCAACCATTTCGTCAGCGGCTGCATTCCAATCTCTAGCATCAACTCCACGTTTCATGCCTTTGAACTTTGAAAGTCTTGGACGACCCATGTTGAACATCATGTTTGCAATTATTCTTTGGACTTCTTCTGGGAGTTCATCAAAGTCAGGATATAAGATGTTGCAGTCTGAGATGACTGTTTGGACGTCGTTGTCAAAGGCTTCATTGCATCTATCTTCTGAGACAGGTGTTCCAACCGGTTGTCCATGTTCTGGATCACTATCAATAACCAAATGACCAATACCAAAAGTAGGCAGCCCGAGATGGTCGAGGTATATTTCATTAACTGAGCCTTCGTCATATGCTATCTCTTCTCTAAGTTTGTCTATGTCCATAGTTTTTTCCTTCTATTACATGGGTATTTATGTACTTTGCGGCCTCTAGATGTGCTTTTTCAAGTGGATGTCCGCCTGGTCCAATAGGAAATTTTTTATGTTTTGCCCATTCTAAAAATGTATATCCGTAAAAATTTACAATATAATGGTTCACTTGTTTCTGTAAAGGTGTAACAAATTTTTCTTTTGAATACAACATCGGGTCCATACAAGTCATTATAAAGTCAATATTGTTTTGTTCCAGTAGGCAAATTGTACTATGTATTTGTTGTAGATTACGATGTAGATTCCATTTATCACTGTCTATGTGTTTGTAAAAATAATGGTTAAGTTTATCTTCGTGGCGTGGATGAGTAACTGCCCACCAACTGGTTTCTATATCAATATAATCAAAACGTTCAAACCAACTCCAATTTATAATAAACAATGCATCTCTATATTTCTCAAGATACTTACATACACACATGCTTATCCAATGATTGCCACGTCCGCCTATTGTCATGGAGTCATATTCGATGCCAAGTGTTTTTGCAACCAAGGCAGGCCAGGTGCTTAGACTGTGAGTATGATGTGATGCTATAGTACACGATGTTGAGCAATCAGCCAGTTCGTCACCACGAGTGAAGCTGTCACCAAAAGCCAGTACTTTTTCATAAGGCATTATCTACCTGCGTTTGCTAATAAATTTTCTATATCTTTGGCACGTTTGCCTTTGTTATATATAGTTTTAGGAGCAATACCGGCTGCAGTTCTCATCTCATTGAGTTCAAACTGCTCACGTTCTCGGTAGGTTTTTGGGGAAGTAGGAACTAGCATGTTGAACTGTTCCACAGTAAAAGGCATTTCTTTGCCTCTGTAGCCCATGGTCCATCCATCACCTTCATACTCTGTAAGTGTGTTGAAATCATCTAACAGTGCGGCTAAGTTGTCAGCAGTATAGTTTCTACGTTTAAGTTCAATATATACGAGAAATCTATTTGGCTTTACTTCACCTGGGCTCATGTCAGCATCCAATACAAAGTCGTAGCCTTTTTCAAACCAGTTGATCAAGTCTACTGCGGCTTGTCTATCACGTACATAAAAACTAGCAACAACTATCTCATCGTCATCGCCCATTTTAGATGAAAAGTCATCAATGTAGATGGTGCTTTTCATCATACCTGCTAGGTCTTTATAACCTAAACCCTCTGTTAAATTAAACTTGGACATCGATGTTTGTATCCATTTCTTGTTGTGCATCTGCATCCATAACCTGTTGTTGATCTAAGTCTGCATTGTATGCATCATCAAGATCCTGCAGATCAACTGTTTCATCTTCTAGTTCTATGCTACCAGTTCTTATGTCTGCCATGAGACTTTTTGGCATAATGATTTCAACCAACCAAACTGGCTTTTCAATTAGACGTGCAACCTTAGTACCTGCTTTAAAATCACTTGGTGATTTGACCTTAATTGGCACTTTCATTTTGGTTTTTTTCCATTTGACTTCACAGTCAAAAGGCAATAAACGTATTGCTCCTCTTGGGTCTGGCATAAGTTTTTCTGGCCATAAAAAAGTACAACTTGTCTTGTACGGGCCTTGTTCAGGACCCGCTACTAGTTCACCAAGTTCCCAGTTGCGAAATGCAAATATATCAAGTTCATTGAGCACACGTTCAAAGTCAACCAATACACGCATGCTACCATCACTCATGTAGATGCCTTTGATATTGTCTGCAACCATCCAATAGTCGGAACCATCCTTAAAAAATTCTGAATCATCTAGAGACATTTGAGGCCTTTTGTTCTTACGTTAACAGTATTTAGTCCAATACTGAATTGTGGCCGCTAATATATTTAGCGAATAGTATTGTGATTTCACATACAGTATTTCTTATTTTTTTATACTGTAAATATTATTGTGGGTAGCGAATAACCTCAACCTTTAGGAGATACAATGTCTCGAGCTAAACGAAAAGCAAAATATCAAAGACAACTTCAACAAGACAACACAATAAACTTCAACCAAGCACTAAAACGCAAGCACATAGAACTTCTTCCGAAGTCGCGTAATCAAGAACAACTTATCTTAAACCTATTAGATCCACACACGAGTATCACTGTGGCAACCGGACCTGCAGGCACGGGTAAGACTTATCTTGCAATGTTAGCGGCTATAAAAGCATTTAAAGATGGTGCGTGTGAACGTATTGTATTGACTCGTCCAGCAGTAGGTGTTGATGATGAAAAGCATGGATTTTTGCCCGGTGACTTGAACAGTAAAATGGAGCCGTGGACAAGACCTTTGTTTGATGTACTTCGTGAATTCTATACCACAAAAGAAATAGCACGTATGCTAGAAGAACAAACTATTGAAATATCGCCATTGGCTTTTATGAGAGGACGTACATTCAAGGATGCCTGGATTATAGCTGATGAAATGCAAAATGCAACGCCTAGTCAAATGAAAATGCTAATGACAAGAATAGGCAAAAATTCAAAAATAGTAATCACAGGAGACGTTGAACAAACGGATAGAACCGTACACAATAACGGTTTAATTGATTTATGCAAAAGACTAGAAACTGCTCGCAGTGGACTAGCCGTTTGTTACATGAGCAATCAGGATATACAAAGACATCCTATTATTGACACAGTATTGGAGATCTACGCAACTTAAAAATTGGCTCTGGGAGAAGGATTCGAACCTCCAAGGTTAAATATATTGCAGTACATTCAACCATACGGTTAACAGCCGTACGTGTTTACCAATTTCACCATCCCAGAGTATTCTTATACTTTGTTGATCTTTTCTAGTGCAGGAATCATACGTGTCACACCTATGCCTCCGCCTACTCTTTGAAAGAAGTCAAACTCTAAAAACTTTTCTAGTTCTGCTTCGACTCTTTCCTTGCCAAACAACTTGAATAGTAGTTTACTATAAGCACCATCTGTAATACTATGGAATGTATCACGCATCATATCAACATCACATGAACGTTCTGCTGATCCAATAGTTTCCATACCACCTAGTATAACGTCCATCTTCTTTGCAGTATTTCCGTCATCGTTTCTGGCCATGTTCCAAAAAGGTGATGTTAGTTCAGGGAAGTTTGTAATAAGTGTTTGGCCAAACTCTTCTTCCATCTTAAGTTCGTGTTCTGCTTCCATTTCTGTATCAGCACCTAGTCCAAAATGTTGTTGCCATTCAGCATAGGTCTTTTCTGTAATATTACCAAATCCTAAGTATTCACATAGTTCATACTCCATGGATTTTAAATCATCTACACTGCCTGGCATTTCAAATTCAAACATTGGAAATATTATATCATGTCTGCCTGGTATTGCATTAGGCTCTTGTCTATAGGAAGTGGAGACACAAAAAAACCCCTTACTGTCGGGGCTACTTAATAATTCATGTTCCAACCACATCTGGCCGGTTTGCGGTAGTGGCCATACTTGGCCTGCGTAATTGTATGTTGCTACGTTGAATGGATCTTCACATGCGGCTAGTATGCTCAATCTGTTTTGTGTGTGTACTTCAAGAAAACCTTTTTCCAAAAAAAATGACCTTAAAAGGCCAACTGTGGAAGTGAATTTGCTTGGGTCTATTAGTTGCGTCATTGCTTTTCCTTTTTTTACCTAAAAAAAATTTGCCCAAAAAAAAATTGGACGTTACTTGTTCATCGAGTTATTTATAATAGTTTGCCTTTTCCTGACAAATATTGTACAGTTGGTTGTGGCTTGAACCATCTTTGTAATATTTTTTCTAACCAATGCATATCTTACCTCCTAAAACTTACCTAAAAATCTTGCTATATGATGTACCCATGGCAACAACATTATAGCCATAAATGTGTTAGCACCAGTGTGTGCAAGTGCTATTCGAAGTGTATCGCCTTTGGGCATGCCATCGCTCACAAAAAAACCGGCTAACCAAATGGTGCCGGTAGTTCCAATGTTTGCGCCTAACACTGCCGCTATGGCTGCAGGCAGAGGCAGTGCCCCTGAGGCCACCAGTGCAATTATTGCCGTTGTACTTAAACTTGAACTTTGCCAAAGCAGTGTCATTACAATACCACCTAGAAACATATAGATTGGATTGCCTAAAAAGAAGTTTAAGTGTTCCAAGTTACCCATAGACTTCATACCACCTGAGAACATTTTCAGCCCTATATAAAATACTACCAGTCCAACAAGAGCCGTCATTATGGGATTGCCTAAGTCCATCCTACATACCTTTTTAATAAGTTTGTTCATTTATAGTTCCTTTTACAAACTCTATTTAAGCCTATAAATGTTACAGTTTTATTACATTTGGGTAATTTGCTTATAAACTTCCAACCAATTTTTAACAATTGGATAGTCAACATCTGCATTCATGTTGTGTCCATGCTCCATTAGTATTGGACGTAGTCCAAATCTCAAACCAGCAGTTGCATTTTCTGGTTTGTCTTCTAACCAGTAACAGTTTGAACCTGCATACTTGCTGAGTGCTTCATCTTTGTCTGCACCTGTATCCAAACACACAAGTTTGCTAAATGCAGTTTTACCAAACATCTTTTGCAGATTCATTTCTCTTAGTTTGTATGCATTTTCATCTAAACTCAAACTTGTTATACAAATAAAAGTATAACCATGTTGTTCATGTAGTCTTTTAACCCAGTACATAGCATCTCTGAGCACTGGAAGAAAGCCTATTGCGGCACTTTCATTAAACTGTTTTATTAGTTTTTTAACTTGTTCTTTTGTGATACCGTAACGTTCAGCCATATCATATTTGAACTGGTATCCTTCTGTGGTCTCAAATCCATGTTGTATCATCCAACAATTAAATGCCCACTCCCAATCTAGTAGTACACCATCACAGTCTGTAAGTATTGTTTTTTCGTATTTGTTATATCTCATTTTCATCTTTCTATCTATATTAACATCGGCAACTTTGGATACGGTGTTGCTATACCGTTTTG